GGCTGAGGACGAGGAGGACGAAGCCGAGGAGGCCGAGGACCAAGCCGAGGCCGAGACGTGATCGGCGACGGCAAGCTCAACCAGGCCTGCCGCTGCGGCGGCACGGGGTTTATGTTCAAGTGCTACGACAAGCTCAAGGAAGGCGGCTTGATCCACACCGGCTACCTCGCCAAGTGCGAAATCTGCGGCGCGTCGACCGGCGTCATGCGAACGTTCGCCCTGGCGCGGGCGGCGTGGCTGGAGCGCCGCTGTCCCAGCACCCATGAAGTGATCGAGCCATGACCATCGACCTACGCCAAGGCGACTGCCTCGACGTGCTGCGCACGATCGAGACCAACTCCATCGACGCGATCGTGACAGACCCGCCCTACGGGCTGTCCTTCATGGGCAAGCGCTGGGACTACGACGTGCCCAGCGTGGAAGTCTGGGCCGAGTGCCTGCGGGTGCTGAAGCTTGGCGGGCACCTGCTGGCCTTTGCTGGCACGCGCACGCAGCACCGGATGGCGGTGCGGATCGAGGATGCAGGCTTCGAAATCCGCGACATGATCGCGTGGGTCTACGGCTCGGGGTTCCCGAAGTCGCTGGATGTGAGCAAGGCTATCGACAAGGCGGCTGGGGCAGAGAGGGAGGTGCTGGGGATGGGCGCGGCCTATTGCTCGCACATCGCACGCGGCGAGAAGTGCCCAGGTCATCCGACTGCCGACCGTTCTTTAGCCGGTCTCAATATCCACGCGGCAGCAACCGCCCCCGCCACTGACGCAGCCAAGCAATGGTCCGGCTGGGGCACCGCGCTGAAGCCTGCGCTCGAGCCGATCACGGTGGCGCGTAAGCCGCTGACGGGAACGGTGGCGACGAACGTGCTGGAGCACGGCACCGGGGCGCTGAATGTGGATGGGTGCAGGGTGGGGACGGAAGCGCGGCCGGTGATGGTGCGCACTGAAACCGTAGTGTCTGCAACGGCAATGAGCGGACAAAGCACGGGGGCCACTTCAAGCGGTGAGCTGACGACCGCCGGCCGCTGGCCGGCGAACCTGATCCACGACGGCAGCGAGGAGCCTACAAGCCTGCTGGGCGAGGCCGCCCGCTTCTTCTACTGCGCCAAGGCGAGCCGATCTGACCGTGGCGAAGGCAACACCCATCCAACCGTCAAGCCCACCGACCTGATGCGCTACCTCTGCCGCCTCGTGACGCCGCCCGGTGGCACCGTCCTTGACCCGTTCATGGGGTCAGGATCGACAGGCAAGGCGGCGGCGCTTGAGGGCTTCAACTTCATCGGCATCGAACGGGAAGCCCAGTACCTCGACACCGCACGCGCGCGCATTCGCGCTGTCGTCGAGGCTGCGCCGTTGTTCGCGGGCAAGCCATGACCAGCTCCCGCCTGCCGCCTGGGGTCAGGGAGCGCCTACGAGCCGCGCTGCGGCAGCATGCCGACACCTGGCTGTCTCGGTTCTATAGGCACGAGATCCTCGTCGCGCGGGCCGTCCGGGGCATCCAGGACGACGCCGCCGAGGAGTTCCGTCGCACGGTCGTGCGCCCGGTCGTGGAGCGCGTCGCCGCCGGCATGGCCACGTTCGAGCGCCGCGGCCAGGACGTGACCATTGCCACGACGCCCGAGCTACGCCGGCTGATCGCCGAGGCCGAGGCGCTGGTGCGGCAGGGCATGCGGCGGGTGCAGGACCAGGCGCGCGCCAACCTCGGCCAGCTCGTGCGCCAGGAAGCCGACTGGGTGCAGGAGAGCGCCCGCAAGGTGCTGCGCATCGAGACGGCGCGACCGGTCAGCCTGCCGCGCATCGAGGCCGCCGTCGAGCAGCGGCCCTACCTCGGCGCGACCACCGAGGAGTGGTTCGGCAGCCTCGTCGGCGGCGACAACGGGGCCGTGGACAACGTGCGCTTCGCCGTCCAGACCGGCGTGCAGCGCGGGCTGACCACGGACGAGATCGTCCGCACCCTGCGCGGCACCCGCGCCGGCGACTTCGAGGACGGCCTGCTCTCCGGCTCCAACGTCGACCAGCTCCGGGCCATGGTGCGCACGGCCGCCGCGCACGCCAGCGCCACGACCCGCGCCGAGACGTTCGCCGACCTCGGCGTTGACCAGTACCAGTTCGTGGCCACGCTCGACTCCAAGACCTCCATCATCTGCGCGGCCAACGATGGCAAGGTGTTCGAGATGGGCAAGGGGCCGATGCCACCCTTGCACCCGAACTGCCGCAGCAGCATCGTCCCTTGGACCGGCCGCGAGGTCGGCAACCGCGCCAGCGTCGACGGTCCGGTGCCGGCCTCGACCACGTTTCCCGAGTGGCTGGAAGGCCAGCCACGCAGCGTACAGGACGAGATGCTCGGCCCGACGCGCGCCGCGGCGTGGCGTGCCGGCGACCTGACCTTCGCCCAGATGATCGGCAAGGATCTGCAGCCGCTGTCGATCGACCGCCTGCGCCAGCTCGACCGCATCCCTGACCCGGAAGACGCATGAAGCCGCACAGTGACCCCGACCTCAGCCAGGCCATGATGGCGCGCGCCGGCGACCTGGTCGCGTACATGACCCGCAAGGGGCTGTCGATCGCCGTCGCCGGCGGCACGGCGCCCAACGGCGTCGAGGCGACGGTCATCTACGCCACGGGCTACGCCTCGGACACGGTGCGCGACCTCGGCGCGGCGGTCGTCAAGCGCATCGCGCAGATGGCGGACGAGGCATCCGCGAACTGACGACCCCCTAGCGCCGGTGCGCCTGCCGATATACACCCCAAGGCACTATGCCTTTCCGCATCATCGCCGACAGCCTGACTGACCTGCCCGAGGGTCTCCGCGACGCCGCCAAGCAGAACGGCGACAAGTTCGTCGTCGAGGCGCTCAAGGAAGGCTGGGGCGTCGAGGACGTGGGCGGGCTGAAGCGGGCGCTGACCGAGGCGCGCAGCGAGCGCGACGCGGCCAAGGCCGCCGTCAAGGCCTACGAGGGCATCGACCCGGCCAAGGCCTCCGAGGCGCGCGAGGCGCTGGAGAAGCTCCAGGCCGGCCAGCTCAAGGGCAGCAAGGAGATCGACGACTTCAAGGCCGCCGTGAACGCGAAGATGGCCGAGGAGCGCGCCAAGCTCGAAGGCAAGCTGACGGCCCGGACGGCCGCGCTGCGCGAGCGCATGGTGGCGGGCGAACTCGCCCCGGTCGTGGCCAAGCTCGGCGGGTCGCAGTCGATGGACGCGATCCTGACGCTGGCCAAGCAGTACATCCGCGTCGACGAGGACGCGGATGGCAACCTCAAGCATTCCATCGTTGACGCGGGCGGGAAGCCTCGCGTCACGAAGAAGTCGGGTTCCAGTGACCCGATGGGATTCGACGAGCTGATCACGGAGATGCGGGAAGCACCTTCGACGCGCGGCTTGTTCGTGGCACAAGGCACCGGGGGATCCGGTGGCGGCTCGCAGACCGGCGGTGCCGGTCGCGCAGCGAACCCAGGGCAGACACTTCTGCCCGCAAGGGAACTGCTGAACCGTGCAAACACGGACCCGCGCTAGCTCTGGGCTGTCGGCATTTGGTGTTCCGTTGCGGGCTAACAACCGCAACACAAAACACCAATGGCAGTCAGTCTGTATCAGTCTGCGCTGATCGCGCAGAACAACGGCGAGTTCAAGAAGGCCGGCATCCTCCAGACGTTCGCGGAGGTTCCGCTCCTCGGCGCGATGGTCATGACCAACGTGCAGGGCAACAGCTTCGCGTGGACGCGCGAGGCCAACATGGGCAGCGTCGAGTTCCGGGCCGTCAACGGCCAGTACACCGAGGCCGCTGGCACGGTCGAGACGCGCTCGGTCCCGCTCAAGATCATCGGCGGTGACCTCGACGTGGACCGCTACCTTGTCCAGACGCACGGCCCGGAAGTGCGGTCGGCTCACGAGACCATGAAGGCCAAGCTCCTCGGCCAGACCATCGCGCAGCAGATCATCAAGGGCAGCACGACCGCTTCCGGCGGCGCGACGGCCAACATCAACGGCTTCGACGGCCTGCAGGTCCGCTACGGCGGCGGCTTCGGCGGAAACGCCATTCAGGACGCCGGCGAGAACGCCGACCAGATCATCGCCAACACGGGCGCCAGTGATGCGCTGTCGATGAAGGACCTGGACTCCACCATTCAGGCGGTCGACAACCCGACGCACATCCTGATGCCCAAGAAGCAGAAGGTGAACATCGTGGCCTTCATGCGCAACTCGGCGTCGTTGGCCACCTCGCGCGACGAGTTCGGCCGCTTGGTCACGACCTACGCGGGTCTGCCGATCATCGAGGCCGACGTTCTGGGTACCTCGGCCAGCCTGCAGCAGCTCGGCTACAACGAGGGCGCGAGCAGCAACCGCGCGTCGATCTACGTGATGTCCTGCTCGGACATGGGTCTGCAGATGATCCAGAACGGCAACATCGACGTGCGCGACCTCGGCGAGCAGAACAGCAAGCCGGTGTTCCGCACCCGCGTCGAGTGGTACTGCAACGTCATCGACATCCACCCGCGCTGCGTGGCGCGTCTCCACACCATCGCCGATCTCACGGCCGTCGCCTGATCCAAGGAGGGTCACCACATGGCACACCAGAACTTCAACCACCTCATCGACGCCACCGGCAGGCTCAAGGCCGCTGGCTTGGTCGGCGGCACTGCGGACGGCACCGACATCGTGGACCTCGGTCCGGGCTTCGCGGCCTTCGACGTGGTCATCGCGTGGACGGCGTGCGAAGTCGCTACGGGCGACGAGCGCTACGACATCATCGTCCAAGGCAGCAACAGCTCGTCGTTCGGGTCGGGCGTCTACGAGCTGGTGAAGACCAGCTTCGGCGACAGCACGGTCAACGGCGACGCGACGGACACCCCGCCTTCGGGCCTGCTCGTCCTGAGCGGCAGCAACGTGGCGATCACCAGCGGGACGGACGGCAACACCGTCGGTCCGCTGCGGTACATCCGCATCCGCACGGTCGTGGCGGGCAATGTCGCCTCGGGCATGAACTACGAGGCGTGGCTGACCAAGCCGCAGAAGTGACGCATGGTACACCAATGCCACAACTTCACGTTGGACGACACGAACCGAATCCTCGGTGCGACCTCGTTCACGAACGCCAACGGCTCGGTGTTCAACGGCCCGACGGTGTTGGACCTGGGGGCTTTGCCCCCGGCGTTCAACGTCAACACGTCGTCGATCGCGCCGTTCGGGCGCTTCGCCGTCGTGATGGACTGGACGGCCATTGACATCACGGTTGGTTCGTACTGGATCAGCGTC